AGCGGGTAGGTTGAGCTGGTCTATTAACTGTATCTCAATAAAAAAATTACCTTTTCCAAAAATGTCCTGATGCTTGTAGGCTAAGTTTTTTGTTTTAATAAGCCAGTCTGGGCTAACGATTTTTCTGGCTTGCTCGTAAGTTCTTGCATTATAAGCTTCTTGAGGATCTTCAAAAACAGCGTTGGCCAGATCGCTTCCCATGTGGCCACTGAAAGAAAAGAGGTTGCCGTCAACGAATCTAGACAGATTCTCTAAATCAAGTCTGGGTTTATAATAGAAAAAATCTGGCTTGTTTGATTCGGAGGTGGCGGCCAGCAAGCTTTTCCATCCAGCTATGTTCTTAGCTAACACGACAAGGTGGCTGAGCCTTCTCTCTTGTTTTTCTTCTGGGTTTTCTTTACATATGTAAAACTCACACCCCAGTATAGGCTTTTTGTTCTTGTTTTTCATAGCATTGACAAAAGAAACAGCACCGCTGATTGTCCCGTGATCAGTAAGAGCAGAACCCTCTAGGCCAAGTTCTACGCAACGGTTGGCGATGTCCTTTGGCTTACTAAGCCCATCTAGAAGGCTATAGTGGCTATGAACATGCAATGGAAAGAATTTCATTATAGTAAATCCTCAATATCTTCAATAATTTGTATGACTTCTTTTTTAAAACTGCCGCCAAAGACTTTGCCTTTGTTTTTATCTCTTACTTCAACAAGGCTTTCCATTATAGACCTAAGTCTTTTAATATCATGTGCTAGCTTGTACAGCACCGTTCCTTGTACGGCGTTGCCATTTCTTGTTATTTCTAACAGCTGCTCTAATTGTTCTTCTTTTAGTAGTCTCATGATCCGGGGGCATGATAGTGGTCGAATGTGTGGTTTTCGCTAATGTCCTCTATGATTGAGGCATTAATGCCTTTCTTTCTAATCTTGTTAGCCACATACTCACATATCGTATATGGAGACCCTGTTGCTGGGTCTATGTCTCCGCTTTCGTGTGTCGTTTTTCCAAAATGGCAGAACTTTGTACACTTCCACGACTTTATTAGTCTGGGCCTGTTGGAAGCCTTGATCTCCTCAAATCTTTTCTTTAACATCTCCATTGTATCAGAAAGATCATCCTTTGTAAAGGCCAAAGTGTAAGGGCCTCCGTCTTTTATGAAATAAATTGTCATTATAAACTGATCAACATCTGGGTACATCTTGGACAGGGCGTAGTGATATATCCTAAGCTGCGGGTCTGTGGTTAGTCGCTTGAAGTTCTTCTCCTTGCCAGTAGCCCAGTCAAGCCTTCTTCCTGTCTTCCAATCTATCACTTCATATACTTTTGGTCTCACTTCAGTTATTAAGTCTATTGTTCCCTTCATTGACAAGTTTCCAGACAGATTGGTTCCATCTGGAAGGTTGTAATCATACTTAGCCCAAGGCTCATCTATCTCAAAATCAAACGCCCCTTCGGGAGAAACAACATTCCTGTTTCTTGGGTCAAAGGCGGCGTTGCAATGGGTGATTGCTTCGTAGCTCCATTTAGTACATTCCTTTAGATGTCTGTTGGTATACTTGTGGGGTGATTTGGATGTATAATATGTGTAGCTAGATTCAATTAAGTCATCTACAAATTTGTCCGAGTATATGTACTCGTGATCGCCCACCTCAAAATAACCGAGAGCATCGTCCGTAAAATCCACATGCCCTTCTTGGTGAGCAAGCTTTGCTGAGGCAAGACACTCCATCACCTTGTGCACAATCGTCCCTTTTTCTGCCGCAACACCAGAGGGAGACTGGTGTCCTAACACATATGTCAAATAATATGCTTGAGGACACATGCTATACTGGTTATAGGAGCTAGATCTAAAGTATGTTATAATCAAGCTTTTGTATACTCCATTTTTACCATATTCCATTGAAGCATTAGATCATAAACAGACTCATTCGCTTCTTGGACCGTCATATTTTGGTTATCTATAATTGCGTCAAAATTTGACCAGTCAAAATTTTCCTCATCTAGAGCCGTCTCGCTATCATGATTATCTTCTCCATGATTGTTTCTGTTCATCCTGATTACCTTTCCTCCAGCGTCGTGTATGGCTTTTACTTCATTAGGAAATCTGCAATCACAGATCACCGCCAACGCCGAACCTTCTGTCTCTATTTGTCTTATGGTTGCATTTGCCCATATATCAGTATCAAACTTCCTGAAGATTTCTGTGCCAATGTACTGCATTACTTCTCGTGCTGTCATCTTGCCCTTCTTCTTGCTGCCTGTTGGAATGTTTTCCCACATCAGATGGGTCTTCTCATTCTTGCTTGAATCGGAGCCATAACACTGGTCGTAGGTTAATCCGAAGGCATTCATACATATACTGCTTTTCAATATATCGGCAAAAGAGTATAGCTTTATGAAAGGCCAAACAGTCGAAGACATGTAATCAACGAATTCCCAATCTTTTCTGTCTATACTAAAGACCCCATACTCAATTGACTCATTTCCATCGTCATCAAATTTCTGGGTTGGGACTACAAGATCTCCCTTGTCTGTAAACCTAAAGTTAGGAATAACTCCGCACTCAACCATTTGCATACCGTGAAGGAAGTTGGCTGTGGTATTTTTGCCACTCTGTTTTCTTCCCGATATCCCTAATATCTTTGTTTTCATAATATTTTTCTCCGTAGAAGATTATACCACAAGTTACACGTAGATTCCGGCCTGATCCAAAATTGGTCTAATATCGGCGGTAATTTCGTCTGAACCCATATCCCCTGCATCAGAACAAGAAAGCTGGGGAAAGAACATTCTAAACAACCTTTTACATCTTTCGTTTATCTTGGAGGCTGCCTTTTTTCCTGCTTCATCATTATCCGTAAGGACAATAATCGAGTTTGCTCCAGACCCGTAAAGCAATGACATTTGTTGGTCGGAAAGGTCTGTTCCAAACATGGCTACAGACATATGAATTCCGTTTTCTTCAAGCCTCCAGACATCTCCGGGCCCCTCAACGAGAACCACACACCCCGTTTCCATGATGTGTTCTTTGGCAAACCAATAATTATAAAGATGGTCGTTTGCAAGAAACCCAGTATTGTGTACCCACTTGTATTTGAAATCTTTATATGTCGCCCTCCCTGTAAACCCAACAGCGTATTTATATTCGTTGTCATAGACTGGAACCACAGCTCTGTTATACATCCTCTTGCCTTTTGTTGAGCATAAGCCGACATCATACTTATCTAATACCTCTGGCGAGTACCCCCTGTCAATATAGTAATCGCAGGGTATCTTTAGACGACTTCTAACATGATCTCTAGTGATTCCATCCTTCTTTTCCTTTTGGTTACTCTTAAGACCTCTTATGCTAGCTACAAACTTACGTTTCTCTATGTCTGACGAATTAGAGTCTACTTTTAAATTGTCAAGCGAAACCCCTAAGAACTTACATGCCCAGTCAACAGTTTTCGACCAAGGAAGCTCTAAGTACCCCCTGAGAAACGCCAGCAGGTTGTTACCATGTTTTTCTTCGCATTGATGGGTTCTGCACTTCCAGTTCCCAACTATTCCGTTTGGAAGCTCCTCTGTGTAAAGGTTAAATGCAGACTTATTATCTCCCCCGTGTATAGGGCAGGCACACATAATCATTTTGTGCGTTCTTGTATGCTCTATGTCGAGAGTGTCCAAAAGTTCATCAATATTATCTGTAAGCATTCCATTTATTTTGGTAAGCTTTGCCTGATCAAAATATTTATCTTTATCATTCATCTTCAATAATCATCTTATTAATAGTGTCTGGATTTAAGCCTCCTGATAAGTTATCGGGCTCTTCATCAAATATAACTTGATCGGACCCGTCAACAACGAAAGAAGGCCTTGCGTTTTGTTCTGAAGTTGTGTTTTTAAGTAGGTTGTTTCTTGTTTCTTTTTCCACAACAGACCCATACTGTCCTTCCAGAACCATATTTATGTAGTCTCCGGAATCAAGACCTGCACCGTGACGACACTTTAGAGTTATCATTTTTCTATTTCCGAATTCATCCCCACCATCATGGGCTATTTCTTCATCCGACTTTGGCTTAAAAACAGAGAGATTTGACGTAAGCCACACGACTCTATCTGAGCCAGAAACAATATCTGTACTTTCCCTATCAATACCGTCTCTGTTAAGCTGTATAAATGTAAGAATTGGCAGGTCATACCTAACAGCAAAGTTGTGTAGTGAGGTCATCATAAAGCCAAGAATCTGGTATTCTTTCATTGATGCAGATATTCCGTCCCCACTCATCATTTTTAGATAGTCATATATGACTAGGCAGTCATTTAAGTTTCCATTGTCATCAAAACCAACAACCTTGTGCAGCCATCTTCTCATGATAGATAGAACTTCCTCAAAGGGCTTACCCGAAACATTTAGGCAGTGATGAGGAATGCCTTTAAGTTCTTCCGCTGCGTTTCTAATCTTTTCTGTTTGGAACTTATTTTTGGAGTATCTTCCAGATTCAATATTATTAATACTCACTCTTGCTTTCTTTGCGAGTATTCTATTCCAGTGATCTTCTGTTGGCATTTCCGTGTCTAGATATAAGACTGGTATTTTCATCTTTTCTGCTACGTGTATACCTATATTATCCGCAAGCATACTTTTACCAATTCCAGTTCTAGCCCCAATCATATTGACCGTCTTTCTCCTAAAGCCTCCGCCAATAGCAAAATCATATAATGGGAAACCGCTACTGATTCCAACGACATCTCTGGGATTGTTTTCTAGTCCCTCTAGATATTCATCAATGCCTTCAGATATCTGCTGAGGATCGTCCTGAGACCCCTGTTGTAGTAGGGTTGTAAAATCAAATATTCTCTTTTCGGCAATTCCAAGGATGTGTTCAACTGGCTCATTTCCATTGATGGATGAGATGTCGGTGCTGGCCGCATCTAGCTGTGCCTTTAGAAGATTGGCTATTTCAAGTTTCCTAGATTTCGCCGCCCAAGCCCTTATGTTGGCTAGGTTTATGGTTGTATTGAGTATGGCCTTAGCATGTTCTCTCTCTGTCTTCTTTTCAAATATCCAAGAAAAGCCAAGGTCGTGACAAGCAGATATCACGGAGGCCTCGTCTAGATCCACTATCTCCTTTTGTTCAATGAGATACTTGAACGCCTTGAACAGAGCTTGATTTGATGGGTCTGTGAACGTATTCTCAGTTACTATATCCGCAATCTCTAGATAGCCATCTTCTCCATAGGAAAAGATTCCTGCCAGTACATTTCTTTCAGCAATTAAATCACAAAGCATATTATTATTTCTCTAGCTTACTACTTCTGTCTACTCTGATTTCTCCGTCTTGGTTAGACCTCTTAGCCGCAGGAGGTCTATTTCTTGCGACTGGGTTGGCAACACCGAGAGAGGGGTCTTTACTTACCATTTCATTTGCGGCAATGGTGCCATCATCAACCCAAGAATTTTTTCTATTGTTAATGTCCATCGCTTCCCTTCGAGCGGCTCCGGAAGTGTTTGTTTTTTCATAAGATTCTCCGTTCTTATAGGAACTTGCGACAAAAGACTCACTTCCATCGCCCTTGTCTTCCTCTACAGTTTTATCAATTTCTGTAGAGTTAAGGATGCTTATTCCGGTAAGAAGCTTGTATGCCTCATCCACTTTATTCCAATCCCGTTCGTTTATACCCTGTTTCAGTAAGTCTGGCAAACTCATTATCCTTGGCTCCTTTTTGTTGTCTGTAACTCTATCAAAGTTTTTGACATGTAAGATATTTTATTCGGTATATATGACAGCCTGTCTATAACTTGTTGAGCCTTGACTATGATCTGATAAAGCCTGCTGGTATAGTCGTTATCTTTTATAGCGAGTATCCTTCGGTTTTCATAGGGGGTATATTTACTGCCGTAAGAGTCTATGTTGCCAGCAATCATAGTGTCTATGTTGGTCTTCGCCCAGTTTATTCTCTGGGTATGTTTGTTTATCTCTCTCTGTATATGAAGAGATTTCTGAGACAACACAAAGGCAACCTCGCCACATTCTTCTGGACTCATCTTTCTAAGCTGTGCAGGTGTTGTGTTTAGAAAATTATAATCATCTGATTCAAGAGACAAATCTAAACCTAGAGACTTTTCGTATTCACGAAGAATTGTCTCAACCTGTTCAAGCCTGTCCTCAACCTTTAAGTCTCTTTCTCCACTCATCGTCTGTCTCACTATATGGCAATTCTATAAATTCAATATTGTTCATTTCACACCACTCTTGTTTTTTGGCGTCATTTCTTCTGGCTTTCAGGAAGTTGAGCCTATTACCGTGGAAGTGTCCTATAAAATTATAATGCTGCTCGCCATGACATTCCACAACCATTTTTCGGCAAGGTAAATAAAAATCAGCAGAGAGTCCTTTTGTCCCCGGAAGGACTACTTCCTCAAGCACTCTCTCTGTGGGATACATCTTTCTGAGTATTTCTCTGGCTCTTAAGTGTAGTGAAGACCTTTTTCTACCGTCGTTGTCGTTAGGCATTTTTCCTGAAGGCGGGAACGGATATTGTCTGTCATCAAATCCTAATACTTTCATTTTGTTTGTTCAATCGGATAAAGCTCGGATATCTTGAGGTTGTAACAATCTGCCTTAACAACAAAATTATTAGACTTGTCAACGTCTCCTTTTTTAAGCTTAACAGCTTTTTTGAAATATTCTTTTTTATCAATCTGACCAAGAACCCAAGCCCTCTTCCATTCGTCTGGTTTATTCTTGTGCCACTCCACCCTAACAAAAACATACTTGTCACACTTTTGGTGTGTGCTTAAATCTGCGATAGAACAATCATAGTGTTCTTTGGGAGGGGAGGTGCATCTCTTTGTTTTTACGTCAATCCTAACATCATCTTTGACTATATCATAGTCATAGGTGTTATTAATTTTTCCTCCTAAGAAAAGGTTTGCAACTTCTTCACCTATAAAACCAGCGATGTTACCTTGCCCGTGCGTAATGGAATTGTTAATTCTTCCCATTGACACAGCCTTTCTTTTTGCCTTTTCCAATATATTGTTTGTTATTTCTACTTCAATCATCCTACAAGCATATCCTTTATATCTGAATTTAGTGCTTCGAACCAAAGGGGGTTTTGCATTAGGAGGGTTCTGACTTTTTCTTGACCCTGAGCCTTGCAAGACTTCTCTGCTTCTTCATCCCACGAATCTACTCCAAGTATGTCGAGATGGTTTTCCATAAACGAACAGGTCATCCAAGACCCCTTTTTAGTAATAAATCCCGTATCGACAGCAAGACCTATAATTTCAGTAACCTCATCAATCCCATTACCATACCTAAGATATGACGTTATTTTTCTTCCGGGGGCTATAATTGCCGTTGACTGCGTTTCCCAAGTTACTATCTGTCCTATTGGAGAATCTTCGTCCTTACCAACTGTCCATTTCTCTACTCTCTTTGCTTCTAATTTGATGTCTACGGCATATGCAATTTTTCTACCTCCGCTCTCCACCTTGCTTTTTCCATAGCCACTAACATTAGCTATCTGGTGGGTAATTGCCAAGACTATAGATCTGTTGACGGGTATTACGTTCGCCATTCTTTTGCAAAAATTTGAAAGAAGCTTTGCTCCCGGAGCACGATGAAGTTCACTAACACCACTGTTTATCTCCTTCTCTGTAATAAGCTGTGATACAGAGTCTATGATAAGAACACATCCGGGGTCATTTTTTATAATTTGCTCTCCCGCGTCCAGATACTCTTCTGCTGACAGTATTCTACCTTTTCCCTCTCCTTCATCGAAATAAGATCCAACCACATGAATGTTTTCTAAGTCAAGACCATCTATACCACGCAAGTCTCTAGGCTTAAGCCTGCCTTCTATGTTTAAATAGTATATATTTCTAGAGCCGTTTTCTTCTTTTTGGGCTTTTGCTGCGAAGTGAAGGCAGGTTGTGGTCTTACCACACTTAGGCTCTCCTGTCAGAGTTACCCAGCTTCCTTCAGGTACTCCTCCACCTAATATAATGTCTAGAGCTGGAGACCACCCTATGATGTGTTTGTCTTCTTCTACGACCGCGCTTGCTGGCAATACTGCCTTATCTCCAAATTGTTTTATTATTTCGCTAACTGTGCTCACTATCCAAATCCTTTAGCTTAGAGACGATTGATTTTTTGCCAACCTTCTTGGAAGGTCTGATGGTAGTTTTGTGTTTCGGGGTTTCTTTTATTGGTTTTGACTTCTGATAATTTATCTCTTTTTGATATTCCTCAACTACAGGAACAAGCATAAAATTAGCCCCCAAAGACCTTATCTTATTTTTAATCCTTCTGTCTTTCAACGCCTTTAGTATTGCGTCTATATCATATTTCTTCAGCAGCCTATTTGCTAGAGTCACTTGATGACGAAAGAATTTTGCCCACTCCTCACTCTCCCAGAATCTGTCGGGCAGGTTTATACCTCTCTGTCTGGCCACAAGGAAGCATAGAGCCTCCGTGAGGTACTGGGCTGGAGTTACAAAGCCATTACCATAAATGGATTTGAACGTGCTCTTGTTTGTTCTATTCTTAGCCATTAACACATTGTACCATAATATTTGGCCGTGTCAATGATTATTCTTGAGAAATAATGGACCATTCTGTAGACCTACCCGTTTCGGGGCCTACGTTATAGCTTTTTGAATAGGTGTCGCCATTAATTATTTTTTCAGCAACCACCACAAACCCATGGCCGCCTGAAGATTTATAGGAGTCAATTCTGATTCTACTCAGCATCTGTTCTGGGATTATTCCTGAAGCTATGTCGTTCCAAGAGAAGTCTTGGTCTGTCGGGCTTTCGCCTAGCTGGTCTGGAGCAGCGGCACTTTCATTGGATGGTGGCGAAGAGTGTGTGAATAAGCCTTGCCAATATCTGCCATTTTGAGAAAAATATTGCTCTTGTAGCTGTGTTATAACAGGTGTATATGATGCAATTCCACTGTCAATCTGATCTAGTATTTCTTGGACGTTAGCCATTTGGTCTTCCCTTAATCATATTAGGTTTATATTTCTTCAACTCCTCAGTAACTGTCTTATTTGTGATGAGTATATGGGGTATCATATACCACACCCTTGTAAGTTTTCCTGCCTTTAGGGTGCTAAAGATGAAGTAGTTTTCGTAATCCTCTCCAATCATACAGGCAATAGCCTTGGAGAAATGATAGTATTCGCCTGAACGAACTTTCTCTACATGGCTTCTGAATTTGATTGACAGTTCTTCTATGTAAAGACCATTCTCATCTACATATTCCTTCATCCTTAACCAAGAGCTTGGCTGGACTAGTCCCGGCCTATCATCGTCCTGATATACGGTTGTACCATCAGAAAGCTTGGCTACCCATATTGTTTTCTCTTTTAAGAATTTATCTTTTTCTTTTGTGCAGAGATTCATTTTATCTTGTGTATTTTGTCTGAGTTATCAATCTTAATATCTTTTTGGGAATCTCTAAACTCGTCGGACATTTGGCTTGCATTCTCTGTCATGACGGCCACGCCCTTTTTGGTATCCCTTTCCATCATATCTCCCGAAGTAGTTTTTTGAGGCTCTTCGGGAGGTAAAGATCTTAAGTACTCGTTTACCACCTTTTCTGTTACGGCTTTTCTCATGTGTCTTGATATCTTATGCGGCTTGAGATGTCTGTGAGATTCTATATAAAATTTTTCTATCTCATTCAGATTAACCATTTTTGACCTCTCTTTCGGCGTTGTGTAAGTATGATTTGTTTTTAGATTTAAGATACTGGAGATAATAGGTAAATGCTCTTCTGCTCACTTTTCTGAAATTCCAAGCCATCTTTCCAGCATGTTTTGCCTCTTTATGTTGTGTTCCTTCGCTATATATTCCCCAAGGATCGTACAGAAATCCGTTAACACCGAACTTCAGATAGTGGTTAGACCTTTTAGACTCTTTTAATTTTCCGTTTTCTCTAATAAGAAAGTCTACTCTCTTAGCATAGCAGTCATTGCTGTCCGGATCTATTGTTACGTTAACCATGCTTTGGTGAGATTGCGTAGACCCATCAGTATACCCAACAGAATACTCGAAGCTTTCGTCTGTTGGTATGTCTTCCTCGTGACTAGAACCCTTTTTCTTATTGATCTTATATATGCCCATCTCTCTGTTTTCCTTTCTTACGTCCCGAAGTAGTGTTTTTTTGTGTATGAATTAGATAGCAAAGATCCACGTTACCTTCCAATACGTCCTCATCTTGATCTATAGACTCGCAATGTGCTATTGATGTTTTGTTGGTTGCCCCAAGGTGAAAGATGCCTGTTATTATTTTTGAGAAAGACTTGTCTTCACAGAAGCAACACTTTGCAGACATTTTAAACTTCACACTAGCTTCTGGTTTTGTAATCCATATATCAACCAGAGGGGCGGCACAGGACGAACATTTTAATATTGTGTGTTCACCATCCTCAACCGAAGACTCCTTCATCTCTCTCTTTATTTTTTGTTTATGTTCTTCATCCATAGATCTTTTGTTTCCTTTATCAATTTTGCAAGACCGTCAACACACCCTTCCTCTGAGTCGCTTTCTACAGTGAAAGTTAGACCTTTTCGAAACTTAGGTTGGGCGGAAAGTGATGCATCTTCAAGTTTTTCGTGAATATGTATATTGAATCCTACTATTGCTACGTGAGGAACTTTTGAATCCATTATGCATCCCCATCCTTTATAAACTTTACCTTTTGGGCATCAGACATGCTGTTGATCTTGTTAATCCTTTGGGCAGTTTTTTTATCTAATGTCTTACCATTCGATATCTTCATCCCCTCTTTAAGCTTAAGGGCGTTCCTCTTCTTGGTTCTATATTCTTCTGTCAGCTTTTCCACTTTGTTCTTACCCAGAAGTTTACTGTTCTTTTCAGCCAGACTCCCAAGAGACATAGACCCCTCTACATGACCCGCAGGAGGGTGATAAACTTGATGTACCTTGGCGGAGCCCTTACAACATATTGTATCAAGCTCGGAAGCCTTTTCCGGAAGTTTGTCTCCAAATTTTCTGTATATTTCCTGAACAGATCCGCAGGAGTCGCACTCAAAATCATACAACGGCATTTATAGGTATCCTTTAAAAATCGTCTTCTATATTTCCAACAGAATATTCTGTGACCCTTGTTTCAAAGAAGTTCTTACACTTCTCAAGATCTATAACTTCGCTCATCCAAGGAAACGGGTTTTTAGCCTCCCCATAAGGAGAGTCTATATTTAGATTATTAAGCCTTCGGTCAGCAATAAACTGAACGTAGTCAATAAACATGTCGGAGTTAAGTCCAAGTATACCGCTAGGAAGCACGTCTCTTGAATAGGCAAGTTCCAACTCCATAGCGGCCTCTATGTGGGCAAGCGTCTCCTGCTCAAAGGATTTGGTCCAAATTTTAGGATGATCTTCTCTGATTCTGTTTATGAGTTTAGTTCCAAATTCTATATGAAGGCTTTCGTCACGCAAAGTATACTGAATTTGTTCGCCAATCCCCGGAAGTTTATTTTGACGATTGAAAGAAAGAAGCATAGCGAAGCCGGAGAAGAAGAAGATTCCCTCGCAAATAATATAATATGTAATAATATTACGAAGGAACTCCCTCTTTCCTTCTAGTGTTCCAATGTTAAAATCTGGTCTATTGATATCTGAAGTGATATTCATTAGAAAGTCGTCTTTTGCTTTGATACTTGGTATTGAGTTATAAGCTTGATACACCTCGTTAATATCTAGATTAAGAGAATCACACACATAAACTACTGTTAGGTTATGCAGACTTTCTTCATAGGCTTGCCTCAATATATACTGGCGACATTCTGGGTCGGTTACGAACTTAAATACGGAGAGCAGTAGATTGTTGGCCACGAGAGACTCGCTTCCAGCAAAAAACCCTAGACATCTTTTTACAACCAACTTTTCGTCTTCTGAAAGCACAGACCCCTTCCACTGTCCAATATCTTTAGACATGGAAACCTCTGTGGGCATCCAGTTGTTGGCTGCTCCGTCAATAAACAAATCCCAAGCCCACTTGTTTGTATGGGGCAGTATTTGGTTGACCACCGCAACCTTGTCCGAAATTATTTCCTTACTCTTTTTCATTGTTTTTTATTCTCTTTATTATCTCATAAACCAAATCTTTAACCTCTTCAATTTCATCTGGAGTAAGCTCCAAATGATATCTTAGGGGTGACGTTTCTGATTGCCTAAATTCTATCAATCTCATTGACAGCTTTCACAGTCTGGGTCGGTGATGGAGCAGGCTTGAGGTAGATCGTCACCAGAGATATCCTTATCCCTGTCTATTGTACTATCTACTGTAGATTTTTCCAGTCTGGTTGCGGCTTTGCTTCTCAAATAGTATGTGGTTTTTAATCCTTTTTCCCAAGCATACATATACATATCATTTAAATATTTAAGGCTACTGCTTTTATTGTACAGGTTCAGGGACTGACCCATATCTATCCACTTTTGCCTTTCTGCTGCGGCATCAATGAGAATCTGGTGGTCTACATCAAACGCTGTTTTGAATTCTTCTTGTATCTCTTGATCGAGGTCAATGGACATTACATCCCCATCCGCTGACTTAAGTGCCTCTACTAGTTCTTGACACCATATGCCCTTTTTCTTTGCCATATCAACAAAGTATTCGTTGACCATAGTAAATTCTCCACTAAGCGTTGAATATACGTAAAGCATAGAATAGTCTGGCTCAATTGACTGTGTACACCCTTGTATGTAGGAGATCGTCGCCGTTGGGGCTATAGCCATAACATTTGAATTTCTCATCCCGTATTTTTCAACGTGCGATCTAACTTTGTTCCACTCTAAGGTCTCTAGTTTTTTTGCCTTGTAATTGTCCGTTGATAGTCTCGTGTTCATTAGGTCGCAGTATGTGTCAATGGGGAAGTTACCCTTAGACCACTCTGATCCATCGTATGAACTATACTTTCCCTTTTCTTTTGCTAATTTTGAGGATGTTAGTATTGCGTGATAAGATATAAACTCCTGAATCTGACCGCAAAGCTCAATGGACTCTTTAGAACTATATGGTATTCCTAGCTTATGCAACACGTCGTGGGTTCCCATAACGCCCAGTCCGATAGGTCTGTTTTTCAAATTAGAATTCTTTGCCTCTTTTGTGGGGTAAAAGTTTATGTCTATTACATTATCTAAACCTCTAATTGATGTTTCTACAGTTTCTTGCAATTTTTTCCAATCAATTGTGCGAATCTTTACGTGATTCGATAGGTTTATGCTAGCTAGGTTGCATACAGCAGTTTCTCCAATTATATCGACTTCGCCTGATTTATATGTTGTAGGCTTTGTGTGTAGCAATATCTCGGTGCAAAGATTAGACGAGTGGACTGTTCCTCTGTGTTTATTGCTATACCTAATGTTAGAAGGGTCTTTGAATGTAACCCAAGGATGGCCTGTTTCGTGTAGAGATCGCAGCATCTTTTTCCAGAGGTCTTTTGCTCCAGTCTTTCTAAAGGACTCTAAGGAGCCTTTCTCAGCCAGTCTTTTATATTTCCTGTACTGTTTTTTGAATTCCTTACCGTATGTTTCGTGTAACTCTGGACATTCAGAAGGATCAAAAAGATACCAATCTGCGTCCCTTGAAGCAGCCTCCATGAACTCGTCACAAATCCACAACGCAGTATTCATGTCGTGGCATCTTCTTCGGTCATCCCCAGTATTCTTTCTTAAATCCAAGAAGTCTTCTACGTCTAGATGCCAACACTCAAGATATGCACATCCAGCCCCCTTTCTTTTACCCCCCTGATTAACACCCACAAGAGTATCATTAAAAATCTTTAGCCAAGGAATTAGCCCAGAAGACTTACCGTTTGTTCCTTTTATGTAAGAACCTGAAGATCTAACTGGCGTCCAGTCCACACCGAGACCTCCGGCATATTTTGATAGCCTTGCTTGCCCATGAATTGTTCCGAAAATTCCGTCGATAGAATCTTCGACTGTACTTAAGTAGCAGGACGAAAGTTGTGATCGTCGGGTTCCGCTGTTAAACAATGTTGGTGTTGATGGACAGTATCGAAATTCAGAAAGCATATGGTATACTTCTACCGCCTTCTGTTCCTTGTTTTCTTCCTCTAAGCAGAGACCCATAGCTACACGCATCCAGAAAGACTGAGGAGTTTCAGCTCTGGAACCAGATATGTGAATGAAGTATCTGTCGTATAGAGTTTGTATTCCCAGATACTTAAACTTTTTGTCGTTATTAAGGTTTAATCTATTTGAAAGCTCTTTTAGATCGTAGTCGAGAAGCTTCTCGCTCAATCTCTCTTCCTTGATGAGCTTCTTAATATTTTGTACGAATGATTTTCTATATTGAAATTCAAAAGTGTCGCTGTCAACAGTTTCGCCAAAAACCTCTTTATAAAGATTATTAAGCAGCATCCTTGCCGCCACATGAGAATAGTTTGGCTCTTTCTCTATTTTAGATCTAGCAGAAAGTATTAAAGCCTTGTCAATTTCTGTGGTCGTTATTTTATCATACAGCTGTAGGCTTGCATCTAGCACAACCTCACTGACTGAAACGCCATCTAAATCTTTGCACGCCCTCTCGACGCACTTATTTACTTTATCTAAATTAACCTTTTGTAATCTTCCGTTGCGTTTTTTAACCCTGATGCTTGCTGGAGTCAATTTATATATATCCTATTCTTCCGTTGGTATCCTATCCGTGTTCTTGTAAACAAAAAGCCCGCAGCGATTATGACCGTTTCATTCACGCTACGGGCTATCTTCTGCTTCGAGAGCTGTGAACTATTCGGTGATTCTTAGGCTGTCGCCTACGATCCAAGCACCCGCGATTAATACTACATTAGTCACCATTGTAGGGTCGAGAGTTCCTTCGCCCAACACAGTGTCTGCACAAACAATAACGAGACCAGATACAGCTACCCAAAATCTTCGTGACTGGAGCATTGCCTTCAACTTGCTCATAAAATTACTCCTATAGTGTTAAAAAATTCAAAAAAATGACTTCCTTGTACTTAAGTTGCATCCTGCTCGTGTGTTATTATAACACCAAAACAGGCTGCCTCGTCCAACTTTACTTTTTTTTCGAGATTAAATCGTATCTTCTTCTTCGTTTGTCCCTCTCTGCCCTCATCTTCTTCTTTGTTCTCGAATCCCTCTGTTGACCCCTTAGAGTCTTTCCCACAATATTCTCCTTTTATTTAATTATCTATTTGTGACCTAAGTCCGGATATCTCCGCATTCAGCTTGTTTATCAGCTCGTTGTTCTTCTCTAGCTTGTTGTTCAAACTTTCAAGACTTCTCAAAACAAGTTGCTGATCTCTAGCATACGGAGATTCTTTTATTATCATTTCAGAAACTTCGCCTCTACTGACATAGGTGGCCCCAGTGGTTAACCAGAAGCCAGTCATAGTCACTAGACACCCCGCTAGCCCTATAGAGCTTGTTTTCCACCAATCTCTCATATCTTACCTCCCAAGATAAAAAAAGAGGAAAGCGGGGGGATAAGCCCCGCATCCTCAGATTGTTATTCCTAGCCAGTCTTAGCTTCGTACTGTACAAAGTTACCGCTATTAACTGGATCTGCCCCAGAAATACCGCTACTAGTTTGCGAGAAGTCGGTATGGTCTGTTAGCATGAACAGGTAACCCGGAATTGCTCTAGTAGGACGTGCGGCAAGATCAACGTCGCCAGTTCCTGTAGCAGCCTTGTAGGTTTCGGTCAAAGCACTTGGGTAAGAGGACCAATTGTGTCGCTGATTAGCAACCCCGAGAGATCTCCAGTTACCAGCTGCGTGAGCAGTAAGCGTTTTGGCTCCGTACTGAGCAACTTTAAAGTGGAGAGCGCTTCTTCGAGCATTTGATCCTGCTCCATCTAAGAGAGTATTAACTAAGCCAGCAATAGTCCCCTGCTGACTTCCACCACCAATCATAACGTATTTACCGGCGGCGCTATATTGGAACGCTGCGCCATCGTTACATTTTGCTGTGTGGAAAGCTCCGGTGGCAGAGTCGTTTTCTATAACGCCCTTCATTCCAACCGAGTCACTACCAAGAGATCTTCTTGTGGTAATTGCGGGAGAAGCAGATGTGCTTCCTCCATCCATGTAAACTCCGCCATAAGATTGCGCGGGATCAATCCCGGTGTTATCTGCGGATCTTGTGTGCGTAGTGGACGCACTGCCTTTAATCGGTACAGCCATTTCTAATGACCTCCATATGATAAAATCATACTTTTTCCTAGTAGTCCTAAAATATATACTCCTGAATCTATATATTATACCCCAAAAGGAATATTTTTCTTCAAGTATCGCTCCGGATTACCCCAGCGCCCCCATTCTGCCGAGCCTAATAAGAGGGAGAATCTTACCACATGCATCGGATGCACACTTGCAAGAGTCTTTAATCGTGCTAACTTTGTGGGCTTCTCTTATATAAGGCCAAGCACTATCAAAATCTTCAAAGTTTGTGTTGTTTATAACTTCCGGTATATCATACAATGCAGGCCAGCATTCACAAGGGCTTTGTTCACGGTTTACCCACGTCATGCCACAGCCGCATCCTTCGGGCCTATCGTCAGGAGCGATACACCGCATAACGTTGAGACCAACCCCCACGATGTGATCCCCTTGCACCGGACTGTACTCAGGAATACTAATTTCGTATTCGAAGGTCTCCCCTCCCACATGTATCGAATCGGGGTGAATATATGCCCAGACATTATTAAGAAGGTTGACAGTCCAGTAGTTTGTCTCCCGACCACGACTATCAAACCCGCTACCCCTTGGGGCATCTACCCAAGTACCATTATTCTTATATGCATTTACTGTAACAGTATTGCTTAAGGTGGCCGGTGATTGGCATGGATGATTAGAGGTGTGCCCCCATTTAAATATTACTTTATCACCAACTGGTATGGGGCTAGTATATCCCCCCATATCCTGTTCTTCTGTGATTTCTTCTTTTGACTCTATTGTTATCCGAAAATAATGATTTTGGCGAGCCCCTCCCCACCACCTTGGTCGAACAGGAGATACACCGGACCCCGAAGCTACATCTTCACCATCTAATTTTCCACTGCTATCAAGAATCTTTATTAATTCATAATTCGCATCCCCATCAACGGCACGCACCTTATCCAGCTTCCCATACGTACCTCCTCCAACTGGGGCATCAAAATAGTAGTGCTTAACGGCATGTTTCATTACTTTATCTAAATCGCTACCCGCAGCCGTTGACCAATCCGCATCGGGGTCAGTATCCACATGGCAAAGGTTAGCCCGTCTTTCAGCTGTTCCATCCATAAACAAATCTTCGTGAAACCCGTCCTTCTTCTCCCACCATTTGCAATCATTGGAGCCAAGGTATTTCTCCTCATCATCCATCTTCCCTCCGCTGATGCCGAACGAGCCCGCAAGCACATTATTGAAAGTAAATTTGTTACCATTCCATGTGTAGTTGAATGGATTGTCCCATACATACTCCGAGTTCCTCAGTAGATTTAATGCGGCTGGCTCTGCCCAGACAATAGGGTCTCCATTCGAATAGGTCTTAGTGTGATCAATACACGACTTTATGAGGTCAAGCAGTGTACACTTATGTAACACCGGATCAATGGAGCCGATATGCAAAGGAATGTCACCAAGAATCGGGATCTTGAAAACAAATTTGCATGGCCCCTTATCCATGGTGTCGCAGCATTCGCAATCATCAGGTAAATAGTCATAATCCCATCTAGCGTTCATCGCCGCTTTGTCGCAGGGTTCAAAACCCTCTCCCTGTTCTGAAGGGAATGGCGTCCCATCTATGTCAGCACCTGCGCCAAAAGAAGCAACAAAACTGGTGTATCTTGTACCTCCCGCCGCTACCGCTCCAGACGAACCTATGATTGTACGTATAGTGTTGTACTTAGGGTTGATAGACCTTACCCCCACAGCTTTTGCGGAGTCGTCTTTTATTATTGGTTCGTGTAGGCCTCCACCTTTTGCTCCAGCTCCGGGGGAAATACTGCCAATCAGCTCTGAATCTCCTACTGGACCTAGCCCCATCACGGAGCCCCCAAGGTCTTGAGGTTGGTCAACCGATCCTTCTTTTGGGTTGTGTATGCTGGAGGTAGAAGAATTTCCTTTGATCGGGACTCCGCCTCCCTTTGCTTTATTGTAAGCCATTATCTAAATTCTCCTGAATCCCTACACGACTGGGTAGTGCACTTACAACTATCTTTAATCCAACATATTTCATGGGCTTCTCTTATATAAGGCCAAGCACTATCAAAATCTTCAAAGTTTGTGTTGTTTATAACTTCGGGTATAGCATACAATTCAGGCCAGCAATCGCAATCATTGTTCAGTTGCGCATCCCATCTCCTGACACATACGCATTTATACTCATCAGAATCACACTTGAGCAAATTAGCTCCTGAATCCATCACTATACCGTACTCAGGAATCTCCATTAAGAATTCCATGATATAACTGGGTTCACCACTAATCGGATCGACACCAATTGGGACTACAGTCTTAGGGTTTATATATGCCCAGACGTTATTCATAAGGTTTACAGTCCAGTAGAATTCCTCCCGACCACGACTATCAAACCCGCTACCCCTTGGGGCATCTACCCAAGTACCATTATTCTTATATGCGTTCACTGTAACAGTATTGCTTAAGGTGGCCTGCGCATCGCAGGGATGGTCAGTGGTGTGCCCCCATTTAAATACGAATTTATGGCCAACTGGTATAGGGGTGGTTATTCCGCCTCCAATGTCCTGTTCTTCCAAAACTTCTTCTTTTGACTCTATTGTTATCCGAAAATACTGGTTTTGGCGAGCCCCTCCCCACCATCTTGGCCGAACAGGAGACACATCGGGCCCCAGATCATTACTGGTTAATTCTCCACTGCTATCAAGAATTTGTATTATCTCATTACCAAGAGCGCCCCATTTGGTCTGAGATAGCATATCTATCTTCATCAGTTCCCCGCCTCCCATTGGGTCATCAAAATAGTAGTGCTTAACTGCCTGCTTCATTACTTTATCTAAATCACTACCTATAGCCGTTGACCAATTCGCATTGGGGTCATAATCCACAGTACAACTTAGTAGACCTCCCGCTGGTTCGATTAGACGTTCCCTGCCTACTACCGGATTACTAGCCTTCCAAGGACCGTTTATAATAAAGTCATTGACTGTCATTCCATTATAGTCGTTAATTTCCATGAGACCCCCGCCAGCAAGAATATTATTGAAGGTGAATCTGCTGCCATCCCATGTCCAGTTCTTTGGATGGTCCCATTCATAATGCGTGCCCATCAGTAGATTTAATGCGGCTGGCTCTGCCCAGACGATAGGGTCTCCATTCGAATAGGTCTTGGTGTGATCAATACAGGCCGCTATGAGGTCAATTAATACACACCCCCATTGTGCCGGATCAATGATACCTGAAGTATCTCTTAGCAGACCTCCAAGCTTCGGAAGGCCGTATTCATATTTGCATGGTCCATGATCCAAGCTGTCGCAGCATTCGCAACCGCTAGGTAAATAGTCATAATCCCATTTATCGTTATTCGCAGCTCTGTCGCAGGGGTCAAAATCATCTCGTGAAGGGAATGGCATTCCATCTATGTCAGCACCTGCACCAAAAGAAGCAACAAAACTGGTATATTTTGTACCTCCCGCCGCTACTGCCCCCGATGAACCTATGATTGTTCGATTAGTATTATACTTGGGGTTGATGTCTCTTGACCCAACAGCTTTTACAGAGTCCTCTTTTACTATTGGCTCATGTAGGCCACCACCTTTTGTTCCAGCTCCGGGGGAAATATTGCCAATCAGTTCTGAGCCTAGCCTCCTGCCTAAACCCATCACGGAGCCCCCAAGTTCTTGGGGGTGGTCAATTGATCCTTCTTTTGGGTTGTATATACTGGAGGTCGAGGAATTTCCTTTAATCGGAACCCCTCCTCCCTTTGCCTTGTTATAAGCCATTCTGAAGCCTCTTCCTGTTTTTAGGGGTTAATATATCTCTATATTATACCCCAAAAGAAGAGTCAGAGCAAAGAATGTGGCCTCCTAAAATAGCCTTGACTCTCGCCAAAAACGTTATTTTGTTGATCATTTCGTCTTCAGAGTCGTGCATAAACGTAGACAATGCTCCGTTTGGAAAAACAAATATAGACCACATATTAGAAGAAACAGAAAGGTCATCCTTGGCTTTATTTATTTCCTCCTGAATCTCTAGGTCAAAATAAGATAAATCCACCTCATACCCATCCTCTTGAAAAAGGCTGGGTTCTTGTATAGAAGAGTCTATAAGATGCGCGGTTAGGTTGTCTTGTATATCAAGCTTTACTTTTCTATTGTCAAACAACCCCGCTTTTGTTAGACCAATTTTAGCACGATATCTAGTGACCTTTTGAAAGCTTTCCACTCCTTCGGTGTTTTGAATTATCTTCTCTATCTCTGGAGATAGGTCAAAATTAGTATGCAAAACCCAAAACTCAAAAGACTCCATAAACTTATTCTGCTCTATGAAGGCATGTATTAGCTGAACCGGAACTTTGTCCTGCATGTACACTTCTTCCCCATAAGCTTCCTCCACCATCTCCTCTAAATCGTCTGGATCTAATCTTTCGGCGTCTTCTGCGGGCTTATGATATATCAGGGACTGGTGGTAGTCTTCGGTGGGTGTATTCCACTTTTCCCAGATAAACTTATATTCGTTTTTAAAATCTACCATTAAACTACCTCAAGCCGTTGTCATGGACTCTAAATGAAATTTATACATGGGTATTTTAACAAGCTCGTCATAATTTGACACACTGATCCAATTTATTTTTTCGGATATCTCGTGCGAATCGCTTACTTTAGCCACAAACCAAAGATAGGTTGTCGGTCCTGAATCCCCTATCCTCTTTCCAGACTTTGCATCTATTATCGGGGGAAGTTTGTCATCAACAGAAAAAAACCCAGTTTTCTTAACATTTAGTCTATCTAGACTGACATTCACATATTTCATCGCCAGCTTAACGCCTGTAGATGCTGCTGTGTCAATGTCGTTTAAGTCACAGGTTATAGTTCTATTTTTTAAAAACCCAAGAAATGTCGATCTACGATTTATCTTTAAAATAGACAGGGCTACCTTAACCTTGTGTCCCATACGATCTCCTTAGCTTTTTAACGGCTCTGTCTATAATACTATACACAAATTTATCGGTTCTATTAAGTTCTTGTGAGATTTCTTTTACATTCATATGATCTAAAAACCTCTTTTCAATACACTGTTTTTCCATGGTAGATAGAGAAGATCCTTCTAATAAAGACCTGATTTCTGAGCGATCTTCCGTGTTTTTAGTGTCAGAAAACGAAAGGTCTCTGGTATCTTCTAGAATCTCATATAATTGTATCAGATTTTCGTCGTCATTCAGGTCTTTGTTGACAGAAAGTAGGTTTCTTGTCTTAGATAATCTTGACATCCAGTTTTGTATAGCCCAAATTGCACATTGGTTGTGGTAGCTACGAAGTGTTCTTCCTCTTTCAGCAGACCACCTGCATGTAGCATACATCAAGTGTTCTGCGACAAAAGATATAGCATCCTCGCTTCTTAGCATCTGAATCTTTAGGTCTCGGTTAGCAAAGTGAGCTATACACCTCTCTGCTATCTTCAGATACTCATCCATGCCAAACATTCTAGCAACTGATTCTTTGTTGTTAAAAGTCCCGTTATCCTTTAGTTTTTTCGGGTCAATGTCTTTAATAATTAATTTCATTTAAAGTTTCCTTAATCTTATTTTTCCAATAGGTTAAATCCAATTTATCGTAGTTCCACTCGGTCTTAGACTTTATTTCATGATATTTTTCCTGTAAAAAATCAAAGTTCAACTCGCCTACATCCTCAATCTCAAGAATAGGAAGGTCTCTAAAAAACGAGGAGGTAGAACTTTTTTCCAATATTGGTATTGATCCTAAATATAACGCTTCCCAAGTTCTGTAGCAATCGACACCATTTCCGTTAGGGCTTAATGTAAATTTGTGCTGAGCAATGTCTTTTAGATACTGGTCTAACGGTTTAGATGCTGATGGGACAAAAGTCATCCAATCTTTAAACTGTTCTTGTTTGCTATCCAGATATCCCTTTATAAAAAACCTGTCTAGGGTATATGTTTGAAAGTTGACATACAACCACCCCGGCTTATTGCTTGGTATTTCAGTGTTTTTAATTTCGCTTTCAACGCCGGGATGCATACCAAATGGTAGGCATGTTATCTTTGGGTGGCTTGTCATGGCGTTGCTCAAAAACCAATGGGTAATATTAGCTGGTATATAATCAAAGGTAAGGATAGTGTGGCTGTCGCATTTAACAGAGTATCTGTCATTTATATTGCACCTCTCTAATACACATCTAGGAGGTATGACCAAGGGTTTGTCATTAAACTCTCTAAAGTCTATTACTGAGCCGTCCATATGAAGGAGGCTTTCAACCCACTTTCTCATATCTTTCCATATCGGATGTTCTTCCTGATGGGCAAGTCCGTAGTCTGTCTTTGCGGTTACGACCACATACTTATTATTTGTCTTCTTGCATATCTCTATAAATTCATATAAAGACTCCATATGAACAAATATAAGTCCTGACTCAGGCGGGGTTGGGTCTTTGGGGTCAAATGCCCTAGGGCATAAATCTCTGTATTTCTCACATGAAAGATATTCCATTACACACCAACCTCCTCTATAGCGTTTATCATTTTACTTACTGTATTGTCCCAAGTAAGTATGTTTGCTGTCTCGATACCATTTTTATTCACGATGGAAGATCCATTCTTCTTGCTTTCATAAACGCTTCTCATATGTTCCGCACACTCTTCGACCTGTTCGTCTCCGATGGATGCCCATTTTCCTTGCCCCTTAAACCATATACCATCAAAGGCCTCTTCTTGTTCTTTTGGGGTTACTAATAATGAGTTCTTCATGTTGCAGAATTCTGTGTGGGCTGTACAGTTGGTAATAATGACCTGTTTTCCGCAAGCCATTAACTCTAGGGCTTCTAGGTTCCATCCTTCAGCCCTAGACATAAACACTCCACAATCAACTCTTCTCATAATATCGGCAACGTGATCGTGATTCTCCACTCTTTCTATAAAAAATATCTTGTCTCCCATCTTTGAGTTTTTGTATAGCCTCATCCATTCCTGCTCTTCTTCTTTGGAGATAAATGGGTTGTGGTTCATCATTAGAAGCTCAACGTCATCCTGCACGTCAAATGCTTTGTTAAAGGCCTTGACTAGCACATCGTGACCCTTTCTTATTTCCCACTTCCCTACATTGATAAACCTTGTCGATTGCCATGGATCATGCGGTTCTTTCGGGAAAAACGTGTCTGTATCCACCCCAAGAGGAACAACAAAAGATTTCTTGTCGTGGTTTGATATGACCCCTTTAGCCCAATGAGAACAGACAAACACAATATCTTGAGAGTGAATATGATGGACTTCTCTGTCTGTCAGTCTATCAAGTTCAAAGATAGGAAACCCACAACGAAGGCCATCTCCAACGTGTTGAGCTAGATCGTGTTGGTGCCAGATACGAATACTTGGCGATTGAAAATCGTAGAACGATTGATTGTTAACACACTGCTGAAATAATTGGGCATCACTAGTAGCGGGTGTTACTGGCCCGATAGGAAAAAAAGACACCTCATGTCCCTGAGTAACCAAGGCTTTAAGGACGTTAGTTCCAACGACGCCGTATCCCAGTGGGTTCACTGGGGCTGTTAAGTTTATATCCATGTTATCCTCCGCTATATAGTATAGCAGATGTGTCCTTGTTGTCAAGACCTTTTTAGCATTTTCTTCAAACTGAAGAGTATTTTATTGTCCTCAGCGGCGTCTTTTGGGCTTACGTATTGCTTGTGTCGGTTTCTTTGCTTTGTGGACGTTTCGGCCAAGCCTCCCTATTCTTTCGGGTTTCTGACCCTTGACACTCCTGTCCCACTGGCTGTAGCAGAAAGAGGCTCTCGACCTGCTGTCACTGAAGGTTTCGATGGACTCCTTGGATGACATGCATCTATAAATAAAATCGTTTCTTTTCTCACCTTGGTTTGGCGACGGCATATATTGCTCCTATTCTAGTCTTTTAATATCAAAGACAATTCTCATTCTTTCTATAAACTTAATGCTTCTTTTCTGATGCTTTGCTTCGAGGTAGGCTAAGGTAGGACAATCCTTAAGAAGCCTGTATATCACATTGAGATCCTTTGCCTCTTCCATGTCTCCGTCTAGAATAAGTTCAGCTATGATTAACTCTAGGTCATCTACAAAATTTCTTTGACCTTGGCAATGGGGACAACTCATAAAGGAATCTTTGTGGTGGTAAACCCCGCTGTCTCCGCAAAACGAGCACAACATTTTTATTCTCCAGTAATTAGGTATATACTACAATACACCATTAGTAGTCCCTGTATACTAGCATCGTTATCGGGTAATAGTTGTCTCTGACTTTGATCTGAGTGTTTTTTGTTGCCTCTTTTGCTGCTTCTATATATTTTTCCTGAATCTTATCTGTGACAATAAGAAGAATAGCAGGAGCTTTGTCGGTACATCTAGCATAGTGACAGGACTGCCCCACAGCCTCGTACCACTTCTTTGCAAAATCTACCTCAATTGCTAGGGTGTCGGTCAATATATCGACTCTGGTGGCGTCTGGGAGCCTGTATTCGACCTTTCCTTGGAGTATTTGATTACAGTGTAGTTGATAGTCACGCTCTGTTCTTAATCCCCCCTCTTGGAGGGGTAACATCTCTGGTTGTTTTTTGAACCAGTTAAGTATTGTTTTGATCATAAACCGCCCAATCATAGATTATATCCATAGTTATATTAAATATACAGAAACATTTGAACAAATGTTGTCCCAAGACTTTACAGCTTCTGCTTTTTCATTGGTGGTGATTACTGTTGTAATTGGGCCAATACCATCGAAATCAATGACTTGGTATCCGTCCGGTATAGTCCATTTATTTCTTTGCTTCTTGTGTTCTGTGTCGTGGGCTACTATTATGTCGGAGCCTGTTAGTGCGGCATTAACCTGCTCTCCTCTCGTGTCTCCGTGACCGTCAACGAAAATCATGTCAAACTTTTCATTCTCAAATATCCCCAGACTATGGTGTATTGCTGGGGATGATCCTATTAACTGCTTATGGCTCCAGATATCTTTAGTTGATTTATTAGAAAGTTCTTTTACGGCATATTCATACCAACTCAAGTTTTTGCGGCGATGATTATTCATTTCTACCGAAACAACCTTATCGCACTTATCTAAAAATAATTTGGTAGAGTACGTGCCTATGCCGTACTCGAAAACAGATTTTATACTAAAAGTTTCTATTATTTTTTGCAATATTGGAAGATGGCTGGAGGTTGTTGTTAACAAAGGTTCTTGTGTCAACCCCAAATCTAAATCCTTGCATTCAGCGGCGGGCCTAATCTTATGTGCCCAGCTATGACCCTCTCCCGGTCTAACAGGAAAACAATCTAAATAATACCCATCAGATCTCTTAGAGTTATCTTTGTTCCACCAGTCTTGTTTGGGCCAGTTGGATCTATCTATTCTGTCTGCGATAGAATAAACCAAGTTGCTGGGACGCGGTATGTGGACAACCATTGCCTCCTTCTTTTCGCTTTTTATCAATGATGAAAGCAGAGATTCGTCTGAAAAATTCGATGGGGGGTTGCAGGGATTTTCGTTGTTCCTGTATAAATTTCTCTTCCAACTTTCTACCAAGTCTGTATATGAAAGATCTTCTGGGTTTATAATTTCTTTTATTATATTTCCACGACCAAAAGTAAAATACATAGGCCATTTATTTTCGTCTTTAGATCCTGCATATACATTCGCACCGATAGCCCCTATTTTGTCTGGTTCTCCTTTGTTAATCAGATCTTTTAGCTTATCTTCATTTATAATCCATTGATCTATATCCATCAACATAAAATAGCAATTCATGTTTGATGCCATATACATTCTGGTTATCTTCGCTTGGTTTCCAGTGGGAACATCCGGTATCGAATCAAAAATAACAATTTCACCACCTACTTTTTTAAGGTCATGAATAATTTGATTGTCTTTTTTTAATCCTTCAGTGATATAGCCAAGGTGAACATCTAATCCAAGCTTATGTTTTATATTATTGTATGTATATCTGTAGAACGAATAGTATCTAGAGTTACTGTTCGTAGTTAATATTATATTTTTAATTTTACTAAACATAACTAAGTATTTTTTTTGCTCTTTCTAGATAGGTGTGTTTTTTAGAAAGGGCTAGTCCATTACTGCCTATGCGGTTTAACTCTTCCTCATTGTCTTGATATTGAGCAATCATGTCGCCAACATCGTGAGGGATAATGGATGCATACTTATCATCATAAACTAGGCAGTTTTCTTTATCAATAAACCCAAGAGCCTCTAGCTGGTCGTTCCAGTTGGTTAGGAGGACTGTGCCACACCCGATGGTTTCAAAATGTCGGTAGTTAAAGTCATATGAGTGATTTCTATTCATGTGAATATGGTAGGAGTTAATGGCCTCTACCATATCGTCGCCAATAACGAATATGTCTAATTTTACATCGTAACGCAATGATAGTATATTAACAATATTTGTTCTATTTCCCATGTTTCCGCAAAATCCAACAAAATGCTCTTTCTTGACGTTTGGCATGGGTTTGATGAGTGTATCATCAAATGCGTTGGGGAGCCATCTGTGATAGTCTTTTTCTACATATTTTCTGGTAGAATGGAAAAGAATGTCGTATTTTCCTTGGTGAAAAATATTTTCATAGGGATCTATGCCCCTGCAATGAGCATCAATACTCCAAAGAAACTTTTTAGGGTGTCGATAGGAGGATAGATCTGGCAGCCATTGTGTATTGTATTGTTCTAGATTAAAAATCAAATCAAAAGAATTGAAGTCTACTTCTGAACCCCATCCCTCGTGCCCCATTCCCCACACCTCACACACACAACCAAGAGACTCGAACGCCCTTTCTAGGGAGAAGCACTCTCTGTATTTTCTGTTTCTGTCGTGCTTACCATTTTCTTGTATTATTAATATTTTCATGCTAGTAACTTAAACACCTCTCTATTTGTTCTGGTGAAAAATCAGGCCAATTATAAGGCATCCCAACAAATTCGTTTTCAATTCTATCCGTGGGGAACACCGACCAGAATTCATCGTTCAAAATTGCTTGCTCGTTACCTACATGTAACATTATTGACTCCTTTTTATTGTAGTCGGGCCACAATACGTTGCACAGAAAGTCCTGATCAGCACCGCGTTCCGACCCTATCCTACCTTGCCGAAAATAATTCTCAATGGCTTGTTTTATTTTTTTGTTCCTGCCTTTGATTCCCCACATACCCCCCAAAATCTTCACATCGTGCCATTTGTGATCTCTCATCACATGCAGTGCTTTATCAGAAGAAAGCCATTCGTTTACTGCGTGCTTTTCTCTCCATAAAATTGGGCTATCAGCATCTCTAAAAATAGTTACGTCTCCGTCTTCACAAGCATAAAACCTCCAAAACATCGACATTTCATCTTCGGGCAAGCCCTCCATTCTTATTGTCTTGCATCCCTTGGATTTCAATTCATCTTCAATGCTTTTAGGAATAGAATCTCCCAAATAAAACCTGAACTCCCAATCGGGATACTTTTTTAGACCACTGTTTACCGCTTTAATGGCTCCGTCGTGATAAAAGGGATTTTCTCCATATAGGGAAAAGGAAACAATCTTCTTAGGTTTTGTGCTGTGTTTATAGCTTCTGTCTTCATCCAAACAGAAGTTGTTAGTTAGCTTTTCCGATGGAATACCCATAATATTTCTTTGTATTCTATGGAATGTGCTTTCTTCCTCATTGTAGTATATTTTTTTGCACTTAAATAAAGTCATCCAATCAGCAACCGCTCCAACACAATGGGCTTTCTCTCTTACTATGTTAAACCCTTCTGCCACCTTGCCATCGTCCTCATACCTAGGAACCTGATTTACTATTACTTTACTGCTCAACCTGTCTGCAAGAATATGGCTATCCGTAGCAAGAAATACATTTTCATATTCCGACAAGTGTTCGACAGCAGAAATCCAGCGGGCATAATCCGATTCCCTGCCCCATGAATGGTGCATTCTTATGTGTACCCCAACGCAATCTTCTGGGATATCTGACATCAAGTTTTGTACTTGCGTGGATGGTTTTAGCGATTCAATGAATGGTTTAGAAATTCTAGCCGCATGTATATTATTAACATCATGCCACGCCCCCGATTTGTCGGAGCAATACACTATATTTAATCCGGCGTCTTGAAATATATCATGCCACTTGCAGTCAAAATGCCAGTCCGACCATCTAACGGTAATGTTGTCCGTTGTGCCGCAGTCGTGGATTGCGTTTACAATATTAGAAATCCTATTTCCTATCCCTCCATATACAACGCTAATCATTATGATAGACACCCTGAGAAACCGTTTCTTTGGAGACATAATAAAAATCTTCTTCCTTGCCCAACAAGTAAGAATCGCCTATAAACTTAACGGTGGATCTGCATTTAAAAAATTCATCACACGCTGGTTTGCATCCCACCCATAATTTGCTTGGGTGTATAAAGTCGTCAAACACAATTATGCCACCGTCCGACATGTTCTTGTGAGTTTTTTCTAGCATATCTAGGGTTGATTGATACAGGTCTCCATCGGACAACGCAAAACATATCTTATCGGGGATGTTATTTTTAGGTATATCTTTAAAAAACCCTTTGGTAACTGCTGGCATTTTGATGTGATGGTTATTGATGTTGTCGGTAAAGTCATCTAATGAACAAGACATTTCTCCTTTTTGAGGACATTCACCGTTACTTCTTTTGTCGTGTTTTTTGTCTGAGTCTGGCAATCCCTCGAAAGAATCATATACATATATCTTTTTGTCTGAGTTGTTCAAATCAAGCAACCTTTGCATGGCAACTGTGGTGTTTCCACGAAAGCACCCAAATTCCACTATATCTCCTTCTACTTTGTTGTCTAGGACATGTTGAAGATATGTCAATACCACCTTATGTTCATTGTACGACATCATGTGGTCTATAGTGTCGCCCATTTGGTTATGATTAGTGTAGACGTGAGCGTAATTGGAGAAATACTGTTTTACTAAATCTCTTTTTTGTATATCTTTCTTTTTCAACCTACTAAGAAAAGCATCAATATAATGTTGTGGCATAAAGCTTGGATCAACAACCTTATAATCTTCACCAAACCTTTCTAGCCTATGCCTGTCTGGGCTTGCCTTATGCCCTATCATATCGTGCACATGAACATGGCACAGTTTGGGCTCATAGAATACTTCCTCGCCCTTGTCGTGATTTACAGAACAATCTATTGTGTGGTTTACCTTATGATGATGGAGGGAATGATACCAAGCCTCATCTGTTGTTCTCCATACCCTAATGTGTGGATCATGCATGATGCCTCGCATGGAGGATACGTCGATCATGTGTATCGAGGGGGAAATAAAGTGATAGCAACTAAGGCTAACAACCTTTTCTATATTTTCACGTATCATGTGATCAAGTATCTCGCCCAGCAATGGAGTGTAAAATTCATCTGAATCACACTGGATTAAAAACTCATTACCAAACTCTCTTGCCCAAGCAATACACTCATTTCTGCATTTAACCTCATCAAAACCCCCGTCTTCTACAGACCTATCAAATCCGTGGCCATAGCTCTGCCACCTCTCTGTTACTTTGGGAAAATACTTTTCTGTAAGATCGCCCATCTGACTCGGCTTTTCGTCGTCTGTGTAGACGATAAGTATATCTGTCACCCAATCATACGCAGACATAGTTTTTACCGACAGATCTAAATAAAAGAAGTCTGAGCTGTGGGTAATATACCACACTGTTGACTTTGTACTATGAACCATCTCTATCCCTCATAACATCATAGAATTTATGTATATTAAAGTTAATATTTCTATTTTTGTCTTCACACCAGTCTAGATAGTTATATAAAACAACGAGGTTGGGATTCATGAATATATTCCCCCCCCTTTGTATTATATCTAAATGAAAGGGTACATGTTCAGAAGCTTCCCCAGTATATGTAGAATTAATTACATCACCTATCTTGTATATAGCCATTCCACCAAAAGCAGAATTCACCTTTACCCAAGGATCTCCTCTGCCTGAAGTAGCATATTTACCATGATAACCCTTCATTCTTCCTCCGTGTGTACCCATCCCATGCCCAAGATCTCTGTGGGCAAATGTGTCCCAATATACATGGTTGCCTCTTCTTGAGTTTTTCCCGTTAGCGGCAACTCCAGACCACAAAAATTCAGACCCGATAGTATTAGCTACTCCATCATAACTAAAGCCTCCGGTCAAGTCCATATCAATTAAAATATAATAATCATAATCTAAAAACTTTTCCCTAACCTTATCTAAGCATTTGTTTCTGTACTCAGCCATCCTAACCACCCTTTGTTGACCCATGCCACCAAGACGTTCCCTATCTAGCTTCTCGGTTGTAAGAGATATCCTTTCGGGGTCTTTCATCTGCCAGCTTTCAAGATAGTCAACTGTTTCGTCTTCTGAGTCGTTTTCATAAACTATGAAGGCATGGTCTTTAAACAGGGAGGCAAGGTGATTGAATCTTGCTTCTCCTGTGGCTCTCCAATGTCCAGCTATACCTCTAGCCAACCCGCATATAACAGCTCTGGACTCGGACATCTTCTTATAACCGGCTTCAACCGCCCTTGTGTAGTATGGAAGATCGCAGTGGTACTTATCTTCTGGAAACATGTGGCAGAATTTTGAAATGAGAGTCTCTGAGTCTTTTTTTGTTTCTGGGTAAAAGTTCTCTATTTTTTCGGCGTCATGATACACACAAACATCTGTGCTCAAATACACAAACTTATAGTCATTAAAGAATAATCTTAGGGTAAGGTCTTGTACAGAAGAGTTTATGCTGTCGTAAGAATCATCGAGCCCTCCGATTTTTGACCACATCGACCTTGGTATACATGGAACCTGCAACGACGCTATTCCTATCGGGGTATAGCTAAACCTTTTATCTTTGGATGATTCGTCTGTTAGTATAGAAACAGCCAGACATGAGTCTGGGTTTTGTGATGCTACTGACGCTATGTTTTGTAGCATGGAGGTGTGAAATTCCCCGTTCACTAAAAATAAAATATGATTAGAAGATCCTTGGTCACAAAGAAAGTTTATCGTTTTTATTTCGCTTTCTTTGGGCTTGTAGAAGTTTATCTCTTTGAAGTTCCAGTGGGGCGAAGATTTAATGAAGTCTACGGCAGACTCCGGGCCCGAAAAGTATAAGTTAATTTCGTTGGAGATATTTGACGCTAGATTAAGCGTTTGGAGAGACTGTTGGTGTGAGCCGTTGTTGGACAGGAGGCAAACGTCTATAGATTCAGCTGGATTATTTTCTTTAGAAAATTCTATCTTCATATCAGAATAGTCTCTCTTTTGGTTGTGTTTAGCATCTGTGCCATCTGAGAGAAGCTACTATTTAAAGTGCCCACCATTTCTTGACACATAGAAAGAAGGCAGAAATCAGCGAGAGCCTCTTTCATTCCATCCACAGTTCTGTTTTTGTTTTTCTGCTCAAGATAAATCAATCTATCTCCATACATTTTAAATTCATCTAGATCACTAGGTGTGTCTACACAGACAAACACCTTGGAATTTGTGTAGGTATCTATGAACTCTTCTATCTTAGCAAATGTTTTAGAAGGAAAGCCCCCATATGTTCTTCTGACATGAACGCCGATTGTGTTTCCAGTAAAATTCTGCATACACTGATCTATCTTTTCGTGTATGTCTGGAAGAGGCACCACTAATTTTTTAAGATATGGGTTGAGCAGCTCCTTGTGATTCCATCCGTTACAGAAGTAACCAGCACAGGCCTCAATCCATTTGTGGTCAGAATCTTTGATGTGGTCTACTTGCTTACCTTCATATCTCTTTAAAAGGCCTTCTCTGTGTAGCTGTTGATGGTCGTGCCCCTCATAGCACCTATCTTCATCGCCCAGAAAGACAGCCATGTTTGTTTGAAAAAGATCGTGCCAATGAGCATCGCAACCCCTTCCCGGAATCCACCTTATCGCAAAGGATCTTCCCATTTCTTCCGCTGCCGCCCAAGCTGAGGCTGTTAGTTTAATCCTGTCTCCTAGACCATTCTTTGGCCAAGCTATCAAGTGTTTCATTTTAAATTTCTTATAGACTGTAAGAAGGTTTCCATTTTTTGCTGAGGTGTCTTTTTTGAGAAGAAAAATTCTTGACACTTTTTAACCATATTATTTCTAGCCTCTCTATGCCCCGGTCTCTTATGCAATGCTTCTGATGATGGTAGCTGTCTGGTGGGTAGTTTCATTTGAAGAGGTTTGTTCTTATACGCAAACAGGGAGGCGTAAGCCAAGAAGATGTCTTCTCCATTCATGTCTCCATGATAACCCCACTTATTCAGTTCAGAATAGCTTAGGTTATTTTTCCTGAAGAAAAGTCTTTCAGACTCAACCAAAAAACCAATGAGACCTTTTGGTACGGAAGCTAAACAAGTTAGGCATATATCCACTTCTCCGTAGCAATTTTTTAGACTATAATTTCCTTTTTCATCTAAATTTCTACCCCAAGCACAATATACCCTATGAGGGTTATTACAAAAACTATTCCACATCGAATCAAAAGCCTGCGGCTCTGCTACTAGATCATCGTCTTGAAAGACAAGGCAGTCATTTGATGCCAGAAGACCGTTGGCCCATCTCGTTCTTAAACCAAAGTCTGTATTGCAATTAACTATTTTTACTTTGTCGTGGCAATAAGATAGGGAAACCTCTCTGTTGTTATTAAATACTATTATTTCACCGATTATAGAATATTCTTTTTGTCTTTCTATAATCTTATATATATTATCCGGTCTTTTCCAGCTATTTATTAAAAGGCTTATCATTTTTATAAGTGGAGGCGGCGGGAATCGAACCCGCGTCCTGTAATATTTCCTTAACAACCTCTACATGGTTAGCAAATTGTATTCACACAAAAAGCAAAGTTATCCGAATTATCGGAGTCATTGGTTGCCTACAACCATCGGAGATAGAAACGAGTACCTCCTCTCGTTCGAGTTATCGACTTCATCGTGATTGGATAAAAAGGCTCACGAAGCCCCCGCAGCTTAAGCTGCCAATGCTAAACTAGGTTCGGCAATTGAAAAATTTGGTCAACTTTTATAGTGGCCTGTTGACCAGCCACTCCATGCAGCCATTAATTAGATACCCAGTCGATGCCATTTCGCCCCCTAGGTATGCTATTGTACCTTACTCTTCATCCTTTTTCTTTTTGTTTTTTTTCTTAGTCCAGTCCGCTTCAGATTCATCTACCGGAACACACTTGCCATCCTTCTCCACATAGCCATCATTACAATTGGGGGGATAGCCAGCTTTTTCGTCTGCCTGAATTTCTAATTGTTCTTGGACAGCCTTATAAAATTTTTCTCTTTTCATTGTTATCTCCATAAAGTTTCTGTATTCGTTTTATATCATCTTTTCTAGGCTCTAATGCATTATTAATATAGGGATACATCAGAGCATTTCTGTCATCCGAATGGCCGAGGCCTAATAGATGACCTATTTCGTGAGCAGCTACAGAAAGAAGCACGGTTCCATATTCGTAGCGTTCGGGCAAAACCCAATTTTCCGCATTGTCAAACTTTGACAGAAGTGTGCCGTCAAATTTTGGCGATGGGGGCAGTTGGGCCCAAGCAAGAACCCCTCCGGATCGACCGAATTTTTCTTTTCTTCTACTGCTTGTTGTTATTATTATATCATATTCTTCCCCTTTATCAACTTGAGTAAAGGATAGGGGGGTAATGGCAGCCCAAGAGTCAAAAGCTAGGGAAAACTGTTTATCCCAAACCTCCTTCTCTAAGTCTGTATCTCTACCCGCTATAAAATATCTAAAATGTTTTCTATTCCACTTGTGTGGTTTTATAGCTGCGTTTTCAATATAACTGTCTTTTACATTACAAACTGGAGCCTTGCCCGCAAAAGCAGACCCAAGACCAAAGCCAAGAGTTGTAAGTAGACTAAGACACAAAAAATCTTTTCTTCTCATGACCAAACCTCCAAAAAAATAGAGCCCCCATTTTACTGGGGGCTCTTGTGGAACAAGAACTAGTTACCCAGTAACTTAGTGAGAACATCTAGGGACCACCATCCCTTGTTGACACCCAGAAAGAAAATTCCGGTGCCACTAAGCATCAAAAACATCAACGGTTTTTCTCTCGCCATCTGTAAAGGATGGGTAATTCCATAAATAAGATTCTTGACCAATTTACCTTTTTCAAAACCCATAATCAAACCCCTTTGATTAAAAACAAACAAACAAACAAAACAAACGATTAAAAAAAGCTTTTTATTTTGTCCATCCACCCGCCACCAAAACTAAATCCTCCTTTGAATATCACAAGGTACGCCGCAATAGCAGCCACAATCATTAGTGTCAGCCACTTTCTTTTGGCTGCAACAGCATAAAATTTAGCTGTTAGTTCTTTGATTCTATCAAGTCTAAAAGTTCTTCTTTTTTCTTTTTTGTCTCCCCTCTCCTGTTTCTTATCTTCCTTCTTTTTATCTCTATCTTCTTTATCTTTATTGCCGAATAGGGGCATAGCAAAGCTCCATATTAATTATTTGGTTTTCCATAAATATCTTGTATGCGTGTTATATCGTCATCTTGTTGCGGCTCAAACACGTCTTTGTTATAATAAGGAGCCATTAAGGCCAGCTTCTTTTCGGAATGTGTTAGACCTAATATATGTCCTATCTCATGAGCAGCGACATTTTTGAGAAGAGTTCCTTGAACAATCTCTTTGTCTGCCCAAATTTCTTCTGTATCAAATTTCATTAGCAACTGACCTGAGTAATCTTCCTTTGGAGGTAAGTATGCCCAAGCCAATGTTCCGCTAGGCCCGTCAAAGTGATGGGTCTCACCGCTTCCTATATCTATAAGTATGTTGGCATTGTGTCTGTTATCAACTTTTTCAAACAACAGATTTGCAACCTTAGACCAAGAGTCAAAAGCTTCTCTGATGAGACCGTCCCAAACTTCTTCGGGTAAATCGGAATCCCTTTGAAGGATGCAGTATGTCAGATTATTATGTGCCCACCTTCTTTTTCCGGAAGAAAGGTTAAAGTCTGGACAACCACACCTAGGAACGCCATCATTACCAATATAAGTGGCAGCAATATTATTCATAGCAAAACTCCAAAAACATAAGTATAACCAACCGTTATACTATACACCAAGAGATTTTGCCTATAAGCTAAAAAACATCCATCTAGAATCTAGATTGCACTTACCCTCGTTGATATTATCTAAATACTGCTTAACTTGACCCCACTTACTGAAGATAGTTTCGTGCGGTATAGTTCCTAATAACCAGTCCGGAGTGTTTTCTTTTCCTTGTGGAATTCTTAGAATTATTGGTTTTTTTTGTCTGTTGGCCAAAAAGAGTTCTTCATACGTTCCACACGGCTGGTAGTCTAGGTCTAGATTTACGATTAAAAAATCGGACAGGTCTACCATTCTTAGGTCTGTGTTTCTTATGACCCTCATTGACTTAGAAACTTTTTCATAGTCACCCTGTTTTTTCCACTCTTTTCTAAGCGACCTGTTTTCTAAATCCTCTACTCCTATATTTATTGGTTTATTAGAAGGGTCTAAAACTGTAGCCTCCATACCCAAAAGATAATTACTCATCATCTTTCGCCATTTTACACCTCCATCAACAGCCCTGTCCATACAACCACAGAGATAAACTCTGAGGTTTTTCAATTTATTTGGCCTTCTCTTAAGAGACACTGAGTAGGTTTTCATTTATTATTCCTTCTTTAATGTGAGACCAAGCCTCTCCCGATTTTATTTCTTCATGTGTCCATTGGGAATAAGCTAAATTATAAAACCACTGACACATATCTTCTTGTTCCCTCTTTGGATATTCCACCTCAGATAAATCATGACTTGATATGTCATATACCATAGACATAGGATCTGAAGTTATTACTGGGATACCAGCATATATCGCATCTACAGCGGCATTACTTGCTGAGGCAACAACACACCAGCAGTTATTTAGACAGAGTTGTAAGTCTTTAAATGGGCTGAGTTGAGAAAATTGTGGGATTGAATCTAGTTCTCGTAAAGAAGTCCGACAATACTGATGCCATTTTGATCGTCTGGTTGGATGTGGTCTATAACATATGCTTCTGTCTGTATGTTTTACCATTTCTTTAACCGTATTTACTACCCACTGTTCATACGACAGCCCTCTTTTTCTGATATTAGTAGTTCCAAAACCTCTAGGATTTTGACCAACGATTAATATATGGTCTCCATCCTCTCTCCATTCACTGCAATGATTCCATCCTCTTTTCGACGCTTTGTCTTGAAGCTTTTTCCATCTATCTGGAGGACTGTTTTTATTAAAATAGTGTGCGTTCCTTTTAATTCCACCCACACCTAAAGATACATAATAATTTGATTCGTCTTTTTGATTAGACTTTCCATGGAATACATAACCCTGTTCTGATACAATAGAGAATTTTTTACAATCCTCTATTTCTTTAATTAGCCTTGATCTAAATACCGACTCTTGAGGCTGCCTGTCGCCGTAGCTATATATATATTCTGGAGTTCCATCTGGTATTTTCGTGTAACTTAACCAGCAAGCGTGGTAACATATGTCTTGGCTGCTTACCTTCTCTATGTCTGCATAGTCAGATACCAAACAGACCTCTTCTTCATGTAGCGTTAAACCTTCCGTAAAATATTCTCTCAAGAGCCTTGCGGCAGGAGTATGTTTTGTCTCGCAGACAGCGACCTTCATCTTAACTTAATTCCATGGGTTTGGGTGGTCTTCTAGTTTGTGATCATTTTTGCCATTACAATTACACATATCGCTTGTTTCTTCAGAGCTACAAGAAGTTAGTAAAAGACAAAATAAAAATATGAAAGTGTAAATATACTTGATTTTTATTACCTCCCTTGTTTTTAAAATAAACTCTTGATGATTTTGCCAGAGTTGGCAATTTTCATTGGTCTACCGCTGTTGCTTGTGAATGTAGTCTGCAACGATATTCCTAACGCTTTGCATATAGACGCCATAACGTCTTGTGATGAATACGGCTCAGTATCAACGCGGGTTCCGTCTTTGTTTGTCGATCCGATAGCAACCCCACCATTCATGCCTGCTCCCCCAACAACCACGCTCCAACTACGAGCCCAATGATCACGACCGGCATTTCCGTTAATGCGAGGCGTTCTACTAAACTCTCCCATCCAAATAATTGCCGTGTCTTTAAGGAGGTCTTTTTCCTCTAAATCTTCAAAAAGAGCACTCATTCCCTGATCTAATATAGGTAGCTTTGTGTCTCTTAGGGTAGGGTGTATGTTCTGGTGGTTATCCCACCCTCCTAGATTGACCTCGATGAATGGAACTCCTGCCTGAACTAACCTTCTCGCCATCAAACACCCTTTACCGAATCCACTATTTCCATATCTCTCTTTGATAGCTTCCGGTTCGTTGGCAATCTTGAAAGACTCCATCTCTGCGCTAGTAATAACATCATAGGCCTGCTTTAACACATCCCTATGATCTTTGGCTATTGAACCTCTTTTTTGGTTAATAAAATTATTCTCGATGAGATCTAGTGCATATGCTCGTTGTAAAAATCTGGCATCAGGCTTGATATCTAAATTTTTTACCCTTCCATCACTATTTACTACAAAAGGAGAATACTTCATTCCCAGAAACCCAGCCCCAATACTAGCCCCTCCAACAGAGACAAATTGTGGAATTGATAGATTGTCTCGCTTTAACTGGTGTGACAGTACGGCTCCATAGCTTGGGTGTTGCATATTGGGGTTTGGTACATACCCAGTGTGCATATAGTACCGACCCCTAGAATGATCTGCTTCCCGTGTACTCATGCTTCGTATGATTGCTGCATTATGCATCTGTTTTGCCATTAGTGGCATATGTTCGCTAATTTGTACATCTCCAGAAGTGGAAATTGGACGAAAGGGACCTCCTGTCGGAGCATTTGGTTTAAGATCCCATATATCCATAGTTGAAGGGCCTCCTCCCATCCATAGGAGGATGGCGGATTTCCCGTTTTTCTTTAGTTCTTGCTGATTAGCCTTAAGCGTCTGGGTTAGACCGAAAACACTAGCGGTAGTAGTTAAGAAATTTCTTCTATTCATTGTTTTCCCTCTCTAGTAGTTGTTAACGGCGTCTACAATGTGTTTTAAATCTTTTTCAGTTAGCCACCATCCACAAGGAATATTCATTAGCTTACTATCGAATGACTCTAGCTTTGTCAATTCAGGATCTCTAAATTGTTTGAACACAGAATATCTTAAGTTGCTTGTGTGGCAAGCGTCAGATTGTATTCCAAGACTTTCCATATATCTTTTAAATTCCTTCTTATCATCAACTAAAACACTGTATATCCAATAAGAAGACACTCTATCTTCTCTTAGGCAAAGAGGCTTGACTCTATTGTTATTAATGTTGTCTCTGAGAAAGTTACTGTTTGCTACGTGTTTATCAATAAGACCATCTATGTATTTTAATTGCAACAAGCCTATTGCTGCGTTCGTATTGTTCATATGAAATTTGAAGCCAGACTCAGTTATATCCTGTTCCCATTTGGAACCCTTGTACGTTCTGTCTAGACCAAACCATCTGATCTTTCTTATTCTCTCCGCATCTTCTTTAGACTTGCAGGCAATCGCCCCTCCATCTGCCGTTGTAAGATGCTTCACTGCTTGAAATGAGTAACAAATAAAGTCTCCATGATTTCCTATAAGCTTTCCTTTGTATGAAGACCTGAGTGCATGAGCTGCGTCTTCTACGACCTTTATATTATATTCTTCTGCTATTGCTAATATTTCATCCATATCACACGGCTGACCAGCCCAGTGGACAACAACTATGGCTTTGGTTTTGTCTGTGATCTTATTCCTTATGCTCTGTGGGTCAATGTTTCCGGTTTCTATGTCTATGTCTGCAAAAACAAGCTTTGCTCCACAGTTAAAGAATGGTTCATTGGTGGCCATGCAAGTCATGGCAGTGGATATAACCTCATCGCCTTCCTTGATTCCGATTACTCTTGCTGCCAACACCAATGCATTTGTGCAGGAATTAACTAGGCATGTGTTGGGGTTCCCTATATACTCAGAGAACTCCTTTTCAAATCTGTCGGAATATTCTCCTTCTGTTATGAAACCAGAGCCCCAGACCTCTGACATCGCTTCCGCTACTCCGGGCGGTGTATGAACCTTCATTAACGGTATCATTCTTCTAGCCACTCCTGATGTTGAATTGTCCATTGTATTGTTTTCCTTAGAGCATCTTCAAAATTAACGGGAAGCTTCCATCCTAAGCTATCCATTTTATCGCCAGATAAAGCGTATCTTAAATCGTGTCCGGGTCTTTTAGTGTGGAAGTCAACCATTTTATATTTTAATGGTTTTCCTATTTCTTGGGCAATAAACTTGGCCATTTCTAAATTGTCTACCTCTTTTTCACCAACCACATTATACTTTTCTCCAATATCACCTTTTTCTATTAAAAATAAAATAGCGTGCGCTATATTTCTTGCGTGGATATAGAACCTACTACCCGCTCTTTTCTTATCGGGATAAGAATGTATTAATACCTCTCGGTCGTGAATGACATTCTTTATCGTCATGGGTATGAATTTTTCTACATGCTGTCTTTCCCCAAAAGCATTCATTACATTGATGCTCATTATCGGCATCTTGTATGTGTTTTCATAAGCTACACATATTTGCTCTGCCGCTGACTTGCTTGCTGAGTATGGATTAGTAGGCTTATGTCTGTCCCATTCACCATAAGCGGTTCCATCGGGAGCATCCCCATAAACTTCGTCTGTACTGAAGTAAAAAAAGTTTTCCAAATTATTGAGACCTCTTGCATACTCAAGCATCTCTACTGTGCCATTGATGTTGTTTTGAAAAAATTCTCTAGGGCGAGAGATACTATTGTCTACGTGAGACTCTGCCGCCATATGAATAACAATATTTACATCACCAAGCTCTCTGGCAATTCCTTCGCTTAATTTATAAGAGATGTCGGTAGTGTAGACACCCACCCTTTGGTTTGATAATGCCCCAAACGATCTAAGGCGATCAAACCCCATACTGGCGTAGTTTAACTTGTCTATAACCGACACTTCCCAGTCGGTCTTTCTTAAAATATGTTCTACTACATGATGCCCTATAAAACCACACCCTCCAGTAATCAGCACTTTTTTGCTCATAAGGCTTTTCCTCTCTCATTTTTGAACCAGATATACCCGTACTTTGCTAGCCATCTCATAATATGCCCATTGTGATATTCTTTAGGTTTGCTTATGGACATCTGCAATCCTATCTCTGCGTTTTCCCATATGATTTTACCAACAAGTATTGCATCCAGCAAGGGTTTTGTTAGGGTGTGGGTGGTGTCCATTGTACCGCCACTTATTATTCCCCTGTTAATCTCGATACTGACCCCCTCCCCGTCATCATCTTGTATCCTTATTTTAGATCCAATTATTTCTTCTTGGTAATTACCCAACCTTTTAATACTGGATACTACATAGTCATTAAATCCTTCCAGAAAAGATGCGATCTTTGCTGACCTTTCTTCTTTGGTTAATAGAATTTGATTGTTTACATAGCTATCGGTCATTTCGTATTTTTTATAAATATCATAAAATTTTTCTGATGAAAGTTTTAAGCTGTCTTGTGTGGCGACATTTGAAAACTGACGAACAATACTTCTTGACCCTGTGTCAAACGTGTCTCCCGGCAGCATCTCTAGGAAATCTATGTCCTTCCACTCTACAGCGTCCTTGTAAAAGCTGTGGGGTTGAGAACCACCAAGACCCATGATATCAGGATCTTTAGTATACGCCTTTGAATGACCAGCGTAAACAAAGAAGTGGTCAATACCCATGTCCACCATTTTCACATAGAGGTATTCGGTGATCAATCTCAGTTTTTCTTGCGCTATTTTCTCTCTCTCGTCTACGCTGTAATCATTGTATAAATAAGGCCAACCATTTGCAATGCCAATTTGCGTTGCCATCACCGATGTCAGACCATCTTTGTTCTTTATGATGTCTGTTACCACATCTTCTTCAAATCTCCAGTTGTCGTTTGAATGTACTATGTAGGAGTCTGATGTCTTTATTGTAATTATAGCATCTTCGTGTGATACATCGTGATGAATGTAGCAGTTGTATGTCACACCATCTATCGCGGCGGTCTTATCAATTTCTATTATATTGTTAAATCCAGCCCTTTCCACCCTCTTTTTGAATCCGGGCGAACTAAACTTGGGTATGACCACCTTTATGTCGTTTGGGAATAGTTTTAAAAAGTCGTCGTCACAGTGATCATCGTGACCGTGAGATATTAGCAGCGTAAACTTGTGCTTATTCGACTCAGCTAGACTGGCTAGATATACCGGATGGTATATTGGGGGCGGAACTGGCAACCAGCTTCCAAACGCTGGCTTTTCAAACCAAGGGTCTGTTAGAATTATATTGTCCTGATTCTCAATCAATAAGGAGGAGTGATTGACCCATTTAACTGTTGTCATTATACTCACTTCTTAATATTGACATGTATAGATAATCCTCGTATTTTCCATTTCTATAAATTCTTTCCCTCAATCTTCCATCAATTGTCATTCCTAGCTTTTCATACACACGGATTGCTACTGCATTAGTATCTAAAACCTCCAAGTAAATTGTGTGCATGTTATATTGATAAAACAGATAGTCAAGTAGCCATCGGTAGATTTGAGTTGCCAACCCCTTTCCTCGATAGGACTTGTCTATGTCAAGGCCAATCATGCAATTTGCATTAACACTATCTATGTTGTCTATCCTTATTAGACCTACAAAATTTTCTCCAGATGAGACTACTATTCTTTTAGATGAAGCCGGAAGGCTTTTTATCCATTCGACAGTCTGATCTTCGGAATATTGATTTACATCCTTTAAACATAACAGCGTATCCAAATCATTTCTCATTAACGAGATTGCTTTTGCATCGCTTGTTTTAGCTGGCCTATACGACAAGCTCGTCATAATATTTTCCTATCTCAAAAGCAACACCCTGAGTGATGCTTTTTTTGCCTGAGCGTTTGTATTTTGATTTTGGTAGCACCCGAAAATCAAAACTAACTCTAGTTGATCCGGTGTCGTTCTTCTTGTTTCCGTGGGTAAGGTTGGCTCCATTCCACATATAATATTCTCCGTATGAGGCCTCCATAGGAGAAAAATCTCCTTTATCTTCTTCACTCTCAACCCAAACTGTATTAGAGCCAAAGGCTTCGGTTAGTGGGACAAAAAAGTTTATCTCGTGCTCGGAATGATTATAATCCCTATCCTTATGGTATCCACCAACAGCAACATTTCCTTTCATATGAACCCTAAAAGTCGGTTTTTTCTGAAATAGAATGTCTTCATCAAAAAGCGGACGAACCTCATCCTCCACAAACCTCTTGAAGTTTATGAAGAATTTATGGTCGTTTGACAGACTATAGAATATCTTATGGTATTTTGAAGATTGATCTGTATCGACATTAAACACCTCTATATCTTCGTGTAGGCAAGAAATATCCACACAAGAAAAAACGTCCTGTAGCATTGAAGCAAATTCATACTTGTTTGTATTATAGCTAAACTTATTCATTTCCAAAAATATAGTATACCTCCTTTTCCACACGCATGATTCGCTTCATACTTAACATTGAATTCTGATTCAATCCATCCTATTTGTACTTTGCTTATTGAGTTGTGCGTTATTCTATTATGTTTAGGCCACATCTTTCCTAAAATTATTCCCATATTGCATTTCCTTATAATCTTGTCAAAATAAAATTCTTGCACATCAGGACTTAACTCCGTGAAAGCGAAGTTAGATATAAATAGATCATAATGAGTTTTTAGATTGTCAATATCTTGGTATGGGTTTATGTAGATGACATTTGGTGTTTTAAAGTTGGTCAGATAAACCGACTGTAGTTTTAA